TTATCCCGATGAGCGACCCTAACTCGGTCACCCTTCTCAAGGATGGGCTCCTCGGCCCTAGACGCGAACAACGTCACCGAAGTGTTCGAAGTCTCGCGATCCACAACCGCGGGCGCCTGAAAGCCTGTATAGCCGCCTTGCCAAGCAACACGCAATTTCTTAAGCGTCCCGACTGTCGGCTCAGACTTCTCGCCCAACTCATCTTCTAGTGGGCGGGTAACCACGCCAGTCAAGTACTTAAACATTAGTCGTGTATCGACACATCCCAAAAAGGATCACGAGGATGAAACGCCGGAAACAGTTTACCCTCAGGAACAGTTTCTAAATATCCAATTGTAAGCTTATCGTCATCACGCTTAAAGGACTTAACCCACATCCCCTTCTTGCGCCACTGACGTTCAAGGATCGCGATCTCGGCCGGCGTAAAAGCACCATCCGGAACAGCGTTCTCAGAGAACTTCTCGGCTAGCGGACCCTCATTCCAGGAGACCACCAGGTTCGGGTTCGTGAACAACCGGCGAGCCGCCAACAAAATGACAGCCACCACATCATCCGGAACCGCGCCAGTACCAGTAACGACCCAAGACTTACGGGAAATCAGGCGGGCCCAAGAAGAAACAATCTCCAGAACCCACTCAGCCCGCGCCTCGTCATCGATATCGATACCGCCGTCGATGCCTCTAGCGAGATCCTCAACCGTAGCTAGAGCTGCAAGCATTGCAGCCCCCTACTAAGAAACAGTGACGGTAGTGGTATCCGAAGCAGCACCGATGGTCGCCGTGATAGTCGTAGTACCAGCAGCAACGCCAGTCACAACACCATTATGGTCAACCGTGGCCTTGGTCGGATCAGACGAAGACCAGGAAGCCGCACCCGAAAGGGTGTCTCCATAGTTGCCCGTAGCAACGATCTGCTCGGAATGATCCACACCAGCCGCCGCCGTAACCGTAGCCGTTGCCGGCGTGGTCAGGGCCGTAGGCTCAAGAACCAGCTGCTGTGCACGGATCAGGCCCTTATCGGGATCCTCGATCACGGCATCGCCATAGAAGGTGTCGATCAGCGAACGGTCGGTCTGGGCATCCATATCCCAGTCACCAATCCAGCGCAGCGCATACGCGCCGTCGGTCGAAGCCGTAGCACCGACAGCCGGGGCACCCGCATACGGGGCCCGAGGCGGACGCGACACAACCGCGAACGCAGTACGGTGGAACAGATACGCGGCGCTCTTCGGAAGGAAGTGCGACACAAGAATGTTGTAGCCGGCGATCATACCCAGACGGGCGCGCTGCAACGCATCCTCAGCGAAACTGCCCTGCGAATCCGTACGAATCAGACGCTCATCCAAACGGAGAGCTTCCTCGAACCGAGAACCCACAACCAGGAACCGATCCTCCATCGGGATCTCTTCCTCATTCAGGGAAGTATCAGCATGGACAATCGCCTCATACAGGCTGTCCGCCCCACCCACATGAGTGGCGTCGTACGGGGCATTGATAATCAGCTCCGACACGTTACGCTCGAGGCGCCGCGACAGCGAGTTGATCTGGCGAGCCAGAACCTGGCTAGCGAAGTTCTCAATATCGAGCGTCTCTTCCTCGTCCGTTAGGTGGACAAGGTTATAGGGGTGGCGGTCGATCTTAACGTCAATCGTCTGCTCAGTCAGGTCCGAGACGATCAGGTTACGGCCAGAACCCGTAGCACGCATGGTGTTCTGGTGAGACTCAACCGGATCCAGGACGCGGATCGAAACAGTATCATTTAGGCGGCCCGACCAATCGCCGAAAGCATCACGCCAAACGAGACGCGACAAAACGAGCTGGGGCTCGAGCAGCTTGATACCCGTTTCGATGATCTCGTTCGGGAAAATGAACGCATTAGCCATTAGCTAGGTTCCTTCAATAGGAGAGGTCTTTAACGAGCAAGCACGCCGGCTTGCTTCTTAAGGATAGAAGCCGCCAGGTCAGTCGTATTAATCGTCTTGTCTGGCTTCTTACCACCACCGCCATAGACCGTCTTCGTTTCCTTCACGGAATCATCCGGGGTCTTCTGCTTGGTGTCTTTCTTACCGGCGACTTCGCTCACGCCGTCGAGCAGTTCCTGCGCCTGTTCCCTAAGGGAATCCTCGTCCGTTCCCGTAAGGAACTTCCGAAGGCGTTTCGGAACATTTAATTCATCGGCAACTTCACCGACAAGAAGTTTATGGTCGCGCTCCGCAAGTCCACGCTTTAACTCTGCGAACTCCCGATCACGCTCAGCATCACGCTCTGCACGTCTTTGCTCTTCGGTCTTGTCTTTTTCAACTAGGCCGTCGTAATTCTTTGCCTTCTCTGCAATTGTAGCATATTCATCAACGCTATTAAGACCCAGAGCCTTAAGGACTTCCTTTTCTTTACGCTGAAGGCGCTTAGGAAGTACCTCGGCATCGAACTTGGCCTGCCATTCGGCCTTCGTCAGCTTAGGCGCATCGTCCTTAGCTTCCGGCTTGTCTTCCACCTTATCGGTGTCAACATCATCCACATCTGTATCAGTATCGGTATCTTCAACCGTCATTATGACACTTTCTTCCACCCTTTGAAGGCATGGGCGTTCGCCTATCCGCCTAGGCAACTGCTAGGCGTCGCTCCTGTGTTTCCGTCCAACGCACCTGAGGGGAATCCTCAGAGAAGCCAGCCTGGACGAGGCTGTTACGGCGGTCACGTAGATCCGTAAAATTGATAATTCGAGCGGATCCCCTCGGATAGTGCTCAAACTTTTTACGAAATTCGCGGATAGCCGCCTTATTTCCTTTTCCCTTGGAAAAAGTTTTCCACTGATCATAATAAAACCAGGCCTCGCGGTCCCTGAAATGGGACTTCAAATAGACAGGGCGTAGAGTGCAGCGGCAATTATCGTGAACCTTCGCAACATCAGTCCAATTGTCGCCGAGCTCCACGGGCTCAGACGGCTTCGCGAAAGATTCATCCTTCGCCAGGAATGAGTCGGCCTGATAAACCGCTCCTCTACTAGCAAGGATAGCACAGTAGTAGCACGGATTAGAGTCCGTTACGCGGGCCCAACCAAGGGCACGCTGATCACTCTCGGCAACTGCCCTGGTGACAGACCTGGAACCATTAACAGCTTGACGGATAGCCGCCCCTGAAGACGTATGGAGAGCTGTCTCCATTGCTTCATCAATCGTCTTTTCTCCCATGTTCGCCATAACACGCCCAGGCCCGTTAACGAGCATGTTCTTAGCAACATCCTCCAAAGGAAACTCGCGATTATCCCACCACTCATCGTCATCGAAATCCAAATCAATCTGATCAAAAGAACCATTACTTATATCTAGGGGCTTGTCTATTTCCGGCAATTGTAAAGGCAGCGGGTCCGCTGTCGGAATGGCGGCCCACCGGTAATTCTGGGCAAAAACAGTACCCAGTCTCAGCGACTGATAATAGGCTTTTTGAATAACAGGAATTGCCGCGGAAAGCCAGGGGACGGAGGACTCGTCTAGACTATTTGGTCGTAGGATAAACCAGATCGGCAGCAAAGCCAGAGCAAGCTGGGCAGCAACTTCCTCCTGATTCTGGGCATGCTCCAGAGCCAAATACTCTTCCAGCCAGGGCAGCGATTTGAGCGCCACTACTCACTATCCTCTGTCTTAGGAGCATCCTTAGGATCCTGAGATGTACCATCAGCCTTCACCACCTCACGCATATACCGCGCGAACGGATTGTTCTGATTCTGCTCCGTCTCGATATACTGCACCCAGCCGGCGATCTCTTCCGGATCCACATCCGGCAAATGGGACCAGGCAGCCCAGGCCGGCACCTTCAGCATCGTGACGATCTTGCCCCACGCATCCGCGGCCTGAGCCAACGAACGAATATCCGTATCCTGCCAATGCACACGAGCCTTATAGTCCGCCGCCGCATCCATATCGCCCTGAATGAACGCCGCAACCCGCAAGAGCCGCGAGTGAGTGATACCGATAGCGCGCTGCTTCTCGAACACCTTCTGGGAGAAACCCTTGCGCGCAGCAGCCAAGGCATCCGGGCCCACGTTGATGATCTGCCCGCCAGCAATATCGGCCGGCAACTGCAGGACCGTGAACAAGTCCTTCACGTCAGCCTCTTGGGCCTTAATGAACCCATCCAGTTCGGTCGGGTCCAGGTTGCCGAACTTCGCCATCGGATCCGAAGCGACAAGCATCGAATTGTTCTCGAGCTTATCCCGCTCCTCCTCAACCTCTTCCTCCGTCAAACCATCTTCCTGCTCGATGCCGGTAGCCCACCGGACGCGCCAGGAGTTGAAGTGCTGAGAAAGGAGCCGGTCATATCCGGTCTTATCGATCTTCGCGGCCAAAGCAATAACGGGCTCGATATCCCCCACCGGCTCACCATCAAGGGACAGCCGATTAACATAACGGACGACCGGGCACACATTCGCCCCATGGGACTGTTCATCAATCATTTTCAGGCCAGGCGGCTCGTCCGTGGGTACGAAGTCACGGTAGGTTTCTTCGTCATACCAGCGTAAAGTTCTATTGTCGGGCAACAGCTCGAGGAACCACTGAGGATACGCGTCCGATACGGGGTCATCAAACAGTGCATAGCCGCGGCGCGGAGAAACTGCGCGGAGCTTCGCCATAGGCGACCCATC